AGCGTGCGTGTTCGCTTGAAGCGGCGGAAGGAGAGGGAGGCTCCTCCTGATCATCCTCAGGTGCGACTGGCGACGGTGGTTGATTTTCCTCATCCACGTCAGCCGCCTCAGCCGTCTCGACTTCGGCTTCATCCTCATTTAGCGGACGCTTGCCGCTGCGCTTATGCTCCCGCGGAGCATCCTTCCGACTAGCCTTCGCAATGGCCTGCCTTCTGGCCAATTTCTCCTGCTTGCCAGGCTTCTCTGCAAGCAGTCCGGGTTGTCCTCCAACGGGGTCCTTAACATCAAGAGGCGCGGTGGAAATCTGCTCTCGCACCATGCCAAAAGGACCAAGAGACTGCAGTCTCACGTCAACACCAGCCGCAATAGGCTGGGACGCCACCTGCAGCGCTTGCTCCTTCTTGACTTCGGGCTCATCCTCGATGTCGGCCCACGCCACATCCGCGAAGAGATCCTTCGCTTCCTGAAGCGTGAGCGGCTCGTCCCTCTTTGTCTTCAGCTCCTCCTGCAGTGGCCTCGCAGCCGCAATGCCATACGGATTAGCCGCATAGCCAGCAAGCCAAGTGGCCACTCCAAGGGGAGTTGGAAACGGGAGATCCTCGAGATCTAGAGACGGAAGCACGTAGCCTACGGCTTCCTCATCAGCGAAATAGCCATCTACATCGAACGGCATTATTCCGTCAGCTTTGAAGCGGTCCCACCGAATGCGGCAAGCTCTAGCCAACAATGGGTGGGCCCAGCCTCCAGACACGAAGACTCCGAGTGCGCGAGCCATCAACCTCGGGTAGTCTTTTCCTGGCTCAATGATGAACTTGGGGCGTGCAAAGGACGCCACGGTCTTATCCAGTTTCACCGGGACCGGGACGAATGCGGCCTTGTCTCCAAGATTGATCTTCATGAGCCGTGCTCCGAGAAAGGAGAAAGGAAGCTCTTTGAAGAAGGGAACAACCACCTTGGGCGACCCTTCAACAATCGGCACGACGAGAATCTCCTTCCCGACATCCTTCATCACAAACCCAGCAGACTCCATCCTCTTCAGCCACCAAGCCACTGCTTCCTCAGGCTTGCTATCCTTCGGAAACTCCTTGGAATAGGAGGCTCCGACGGAGGACAGCACCGAGAGCAGGATGATGGTCTCAGCGATAGAGACCCCCGGGATTCCAGAGCTCGCACCTTGCGTCTTGTGGTAGGCCATAGCCTTTCCAACGAACAAAACGTTCTTAAACAGCATGCGGGACCACAAGCGAACGACGTTCAAATGTGGGCCCAGGCTCTTCTTGCCATACATGGCCATCACAGTGGCAGACACGAAGCCCTCCCACGAATTAGAACAAGTCATATCCATGGTTCGGACGTCGGCTGGCA